AATACATGAACAGTCTTAGTGAATCATCATTTGCTGAAATCAAGAACGCTATCCAAGCAGTGCCATTTCTTAACAATTATTATGAGTGTGGCGATCACTACATACGCAGCAAAGATGGGCGTATTAGTTATAGCTTTGCAGGTTTAACGCGCAATATCGACAGCATTAAATCTAAGGCGCGTATCTTGTTAGCGTTTATTGATGAAGCGGAAACAGTCAGTGAAGAAGCTTACATGAAGCTAATGCCGTCTATCCGTGAAGAGAATAGCGAGTGTTGGGTAATATGGAACCCACAGTCAAAGGATTCAGCCACACACAAACGATTTAGATTAACCACGCCTGATTCCTGCAAGATTACCGCCATAAATTGGGCAGATAATCCTTGGATGCCGAAAGTGCTAACTGAGCAACGCTTAGAAGATTTAGAGCAGCGACCTGATACTTATGGTCATGTTTGGGAGGGTGACTTTTTAGAGTTCCCAGAAGGGGCTTTCTGGCTGCGTGAGATTAACAAAGCTAATGCTGATGGACACATAGGTAAACTGCCAGTAGTTGCTTCACACCCTTGTTTAACGTTTTGGGATATTGGAGCGTCAGATGGTTGTGCCATATGGGTAGTGCAACAAGTTGGATTAGAGTTTAGGTGTATAGAATTTTATGAAGCATGGAATGAGCCATACAGTCATGCGGTTAAATGGCTACAAAGTTTGGACTTAGTATTTAGTGATATGTATTTGCCCCATGATGCCGATCATAAACGACAAGGCGAACTTAAAAACAAAAGCCCAAAGGATATGCTTAAACAATTAATGCCTGGTTCAAGTTGGCGAATCGTCCCACGGATTCAAGACACGCTATGGGGTATACAGCAAACCAGTGATATGTGGCCCTACATTTGGATTGATGAAGATAAATGTTCAGCAGGGCTAGAACACTTAAAAGCCTATAGGCGTAAATGGTCTAACAGTGAACAACGCTGGTCACACATACCTGACAAAAGTGAAGGTCATAGTGAAGCCGCAGACGCGCTTAGACAAATGGCACAAGCGTTTGCAGCAGGGGATTTGGGCCGTTCTAAGAAAAAGAATCGCGGAGCATTAAAGAGGAATGTTAAAGGACTAGCATAATATGGTATAATGCACTAACAATTTTGGAGGTGCACCATGATGACAAGTAAGCCCAAGAAAAAGCCAGCTAAGAAACCTGCTAAAAAGCCAAAGAAAATGGCTTATTAATAATGGCTAAAGGCGTTAAGCATTATCTAAAGAATGGCACTGAATACAAAGGGGCCACTCATAAGACCAATGGAATACCCATGACAGGGGCTAGGCACACTAGCACCAGTAAAGACCTGTTTCACAAGAAAGACCTGTCAGCAGCAGTTAAAAAGCGAATGGCTAAGTAATGGGTTTATTAAGCACACCAGTAAAAGTTGGCGTTGGTCTTTTAGATGATATTATTTCTTATGGCTCTGATATTTTAAGTGGCTCCCCAATGCCTGTAAATATTCCTGATCGCGGATTGCTTAACATTGGCCCTAACCCTGACGCAAAGGCTGCTGCTATAGACTACGCGCAGCAGTCAGGCATACCTTACACTCCAATTCAGAAATTAAACCCTGTAGATGCAAAATTTGGAGCCAAGGCCGCTAGGGAATATGAGTTAATGCGCCATGACCCAACAAATAAATTTGTAAAAGAAAGCTACGACTCTATGAAGCAAGAGGTAGCAGGGCAGTATGAGGCAATGTTAAGGCAAGGGATTACACCAGAATTTGATCTTAATCCTTATCCAGCAAGCCCGTATGAATCTTTAATTGACCTTATCGAAAACAAGCGTTTAAAAGTATTTCCAACAAGCGCAGGGTATGGCCCAGAAGGTTTACCAGTAGATATTAGTCAAAACCCAATGTTAGAAGTTTCGCCATATATGATTAGCGGAAAGCCAGCAACTTACAATGATTTATTTAGGGCTGTACATGATTTTCAAGGCCACTCAAAAACAGGTGCAGGGTTTAGGGCTGCTGGTGAGGATAACGCTTACTTGTCTCATGCTGGAACAATGACACCATTATCAAGAAGGGCTTTAGCAACAGAAACTAGAGGGCAAAATAGCCTTTTAAACTTTGGCCCTGATGGTGTTAATAATAGAACAGCAACCATTGATGATACGATATTTGCAGATCAGAAGATTGGCAATCTTCCAAACTACATAACAGAAAAAGGGACGCCAGAATTATATGCTAGACAGCAAAGATTCGATCAGCTTAGATCAAGTGATAATACAAGGCTTGAGGGAGCAGTTGATGATGCAGGAAACCTCCGTCTTGTACATTACTCGCCCAGACCAATTGAGCGTGTCGACCCTTATGAGTATGGAAAAGGATTATCTGGACGAACTATCCAAGAGCGTAACAGAGCAGCAAGCCCAGATTTCGTTAATAGAAACTTCTACGGAATAGAAGCAGATCAAAACCCATACAGGAAAGAATATGGTTTAGGGCAGAATAAAGTTGAAACGCAGATTGATGCTGCTCAAGTTTATGACGCTCAAAAAGACCCAGAAGGATTGTGGAAGAAAGGCAAGGGTGACTCAACTTTATCAGAAAAAGCTATTTTTGATGCAGGTTACAGTGGTTATTTTGTTGACAATAAACAGCTTGGTAAAGTAGCAGCTATTTTTGACCCACTTGATGTTACAAATACTTTAAATGTTTCTTTACTACCCTTAGCAGGATTAGGTGGTTTACTAGCTATGACGGGTAGTGATGATAGCAATGCTGGGGTTGTTAGTAGTGGCGCTAAATCTATTCGTGGCCTTATAGATATGTCTACGCCTGCAAGAATGGCTAGGGCTAAAGAGCAGGGCTTTGATACTGATAAAAAAGTTTATCATGGTACAGCAGATGATTTTGATGCTTTTGACCCAGACAGAGCAATAGGTACTCAATTCTGGTCAACAACTAATAAGGCTGAAATAGAATCTGGTGATGTAGGCGCACAAGGTAGTGGCGTAATAAAAGAAATGTACCACAGAATTAAAAACCCTGCTGGATGGGAAGAATACGATAAGTTTGGAACTGATGAATTAATTAGAAAGGGTTACGATGGGTTAAAACTTCCTGATGGGAAGGGTGATTATACTTATGTGGCATTTGACCCAAGTCAATATCGCTCAGTAGACGCAGCATTTGACCCTGCTAAAGCCTCCTCATCTAACCTACTAGCCTCCAGCCCAGTAGCCACAACAAGTGCAGGCTTATTGGCTAATATGACGGGCCAACCATCTAACTTAGCCTCATACATGCAGGGCAACACAGATGCTTATTTAACGGCAGAAGAAAGAGCATATCTTAACAACCGACAAGAATTTGATGATTTCTTTTCAGATGATACGGGATATGTTCGTGCAGACGTTTTGCCGTTTAGGACTAATGAAAATACGGGTGATTCTGAGTTTGCAACACCGCAAATGATTAAGGGTCTTTTAAGTTCGCTCTACGATTTAGGTCAATCGCCAAGATCAGGCATATATAACCAGCAGTCTATTTTGGATTTAATCTAATGGCTATTTCAACATACGCAGAACTAAAAGCATCCATTGCTAACTTCTTAAATCGTGATGATCTGACGGCTACTATTCCTGATTTTATATCGTTGGCTGAATCGTCTATCAACAATGAGATTAGACATTGGAGAATGGAGACACGCGCAGAAACAACCATTGATAGTCAATTTACCGGTATACCTAATGATTGGCTTTCTACGATACGCTTTCATCTAACAAATTCTGGCACTACGAGTTTAGATTTTATGTCTCTTGCTGCAATGCAAAATGCCAGAGCAGCGCGGAATAACTCCACAGGTACGCCAACCAACTACAGTCTTAACTCGTCACAGTTTGAAGTATTCCCCACACCCGATACGTCCTACAGCGCAATCTTAATGTATTACGCCAAGATTCCCACACTGTCTGATTCAGCTACGAAAAACTGGTTGCTAACTAATTACCCTGATATTTATTTATATGGTGCTTTGCTACATAGCGCACCTTATCTCAAAGAAGATGCTAGGGCATCAACGTGGGCTGCTCTTTATTCTGCTGCTGTGGCGCGTGTTAACACCGCTAGTAGCCGCTCAACTGCAAGTGGCTCTGGCCTTAGATTAAAAATAGGAAGTTATTAATATGTCATTCACGACTTTTCTTGAAAACGAAGTATTAGACCATGTGTTTCGCAATGCGGCATACACACCACCTTCTACTGTTTACATTG